CTTTATACGGCAAACAAAAATACGCTTATTCTAATAACTAAGTCTATTTGTTGTATAAATAGTAATACTAGGCAGTCCGTAAGTCCTGGTATTTAAGAGGTAGAGTGTCTTCCGCAAAGACACCATTCGGGGTTTGACGATTGTCCCTTGTCGTGATTTATTACAGACAAAAACAATCGTTTTTATATTGGTCCATTGGTCTTCGTAGCAGTTTTAAACTGACAGATTTGGTAAGACAAGTTAGGATTAAGAGAGGGTGAGACCTACCTCCACCAATATTTTTTTAAAATACTTGACATTTTAAAATCAATACTTATATAAATAACTATGAGTTGCCAATTATGGAACTCAAATTATAACTCGCTTAAAAAGGAGAAACAAAATGAATAGAACATTACAAATCTGGAATGACCTACGACCGTTTTCAGTAGGCTTCGACAACTTGTTTGAACACTTCGATATGCATTTAGCACATCAGAAGGTACAGACATTCCCCCCTTACAACATTAAAAAGATAGATGACTTCAATTGGCAGATTGAAATGGCACTTGCAGGTTTTGGCAAGAAGGACATTTCTGTTGAAACAGCTAATGGTCAACTGAAAATACAATCGGTTGATAGTGATTCTGATTCGAAAGATGATGAGGTCATACATAGAGGTATTTCAAAAAGAAAATTCACGAAACAATTTACACTTGCAGATGATGTGGTTGTAAATGCTGCTGAATTGAAAGATGGAATGCTTTTAATAGATGTTGAAAAGATTGTACCAGACGAGAAGAAACCTCGTACAATTAAAATTAAATAAATTACTTTGAGGGGTGTGCTTGACATTACCCCTCATAGGTGATATAATAAGAACATAACTTAAATGAAAGAATCTATATAATGAAACTCAATACAAACACACTAGACACACTTAAAAACTTTGCTGATATTAATACTAACATATTAATTAAACCTGGTAAAGAGTTGTCAACAATCTCAACTATGAGAAATATTTTTGCGAAGGCAGAAATTACAGAAGAATTTACAAATGAATTCGGTATCTATGATCTGAATGAATTTTTATCTGTGGTTACAAGTCTTAACAAACCTGAACTTACACTAGAAGATAAGTTTATGACTATTGCTTCTGAAGGCAGTAAGTCTAAGGCAAAATACTTTTATTCTGATCCATCAGTAATCGTATCGCCAACTAAAGAAGTTACAATGCCTGAGGCAGATGTAACCTTTACTCTTACAGAATCTAATCTAAAAGAGTTATTGAAGATGGCTGCCATTCTTAAAACACCTGATCTTGCATTAGTAGGAACAAACGGTGGTGCTATTTCACTTACTGTATGTGATAAAAAGAATGATACTTGTAATAGATTTTCACTAGATGTTGCTGAAGGCGCTACTGCTGACTTCACTTTCTATTTCAAAGTAGAGAATATGAAAATGTTCCCTGGTGATTATGATGTATCAGTATCTTCGAAATCAATCTCTCATTTTCAAAATAAGAAAATGCCTATTCAATACTGGATTGCTTTAGAACCTGATAGTTCTTTTACAAAATAAATTTTATATAATGAATAAGGTGAATAAAAAATGTCAGATTTTCTGTGGGTCGAGGAGTATCGTCCTAAAACAATAGATGATTGTATATTACCACAATCTCTTAAAACTCTCTTTACATCTTTTATAGAAAAAGGTGAACTATCTAATCTACTATTTTCTGGTACTGCCGGTATAGGTAAGACCACAGTTGCAAAGGCATTATGTCAGCAACTGAATTGTGATTGGATTATGATTAATGGCTCTGAAGAAGGTGGCATTGATGTACTAAGAAATAAGATTAAGAACTTTGCTTCTACTGTATCATTATCTGGTGGTAAAAAGGTAGTGATACTTGATGAGGCAGATTATCTTAATCCACAATCTACACAACCTGCTCTAAGAGGTTTCATCGAGGAGTTTCACAAGAACTGTAGATTTATTCTCACTTGTAATTTCAAGAATAGAATCATAGAACCCCTACATAGTAGATTTTCAAACATAGAATTTAAGATTGCCAATAAAGATAAACCTAAGTTGGCAAGTAAATTGTTTGAACGAGCAACTTATATTCTGAAAGAACAGAATGTAGACTTTGAAAAAGAAGTGCTTGCTGAACTAATCAAAAAACATTTCCCAGACTTTAGAAAACTTATAAATGAATTGCAAAGATATTCTGTTGCAGGAACTATTGACGCAGGTATTCTTGTCAATGTTTCGGATGAAAATCTAAAGACATTAGTATCTCATCTTAAAGGTAAAGAGTTTGGTGATATGAGAAAGTGGGTTGTAAATAATATTGATAATGATCCTGTGAAAGTCTTCCGTAAAATCTATGATAGTATGTATGAGAGTTTACAACCAGAAACAATACCTCATGCTGTCCTGATTATCGCTGACTATCAATACAAGTCTGCCTTCGTTGCAGATCAAGAAATTAATCTAGTTGCTTGTTTGACTGAATTAATGTCCCAAGTTAAATTTAAATAATGCTTGCCCCTTTAGCTCAGTTGGTAGAGCAATTGATTTGTAATCAATAGGTCGGCAGTTCGAATCTGTCAAGGGGCACCAGAGAAATATATGTACGAATTAAAAGAATATTTAAATGCTATAAACTTTACAAAGAAGAATCTAATGGATTCAGAAGATAAAGACTGGGTAAAGAAGTATCCTACATTTATAGTCAATAAGATATTATCAGGTTTCCAAGATACTGTAATGCTTGCTAATGAAGTGAATCGTAATCATTTCTTAGATAAGGATATGCAATTCCAATTTCTACTAAATAGTGTTAGAGCAAAGAAGAGGTTTAGTCCTTTTCTAAGAGCTGATAAATTGAAAGACATTGAGTGTGTAAAAGAGTATTATGGATATAATAATGAAAAAGCAAAGTCCGCTCTTGATATACTCACCAAGGAACAAATTAAATTAATTAAAGAAAAGTTATTCAAAGGTGGGACAAAATGAACGAATTAGTAAACAACTGGCATCCAGAGCAAATGCTCGAGGTTCAGTTAAAAGAACCAGATGATTTTCTAAAAGTTAGAGAAACATTAACAAGAATAGGCGTGGCGTCTAGAAAAGATAAAAAGTTATTTCAATCTTGCCACATATTACATAAACAAGGTAGATATTTTATAGTTCATTTTAAAGAACTATTTGCTTTAGATGGCAAAGAATCGAATCTATCTGACAACGATTGTGAAAGAAGAAACACAATCGCTCAATTACTCGCTGATTGGGGTTTGATCGTTATTTTAAATATCGATATTGCAGAAAAGAAAGCACCATTATCACAAATTAAAGTTCTAGCATTCAAAGAAAAGGGTGAGTGGGATTTACAAGCAAAATATAACATAGGTAAGAAACCAGAAAATGAAAGCACCGAACTTTAGAGAGTTTATTACTGAGGCAAAAGTAGAGAAAAGTGATTTACAAGTTGCTATCTTAACTAAGGTCGATTCTGATAGCAAGTCTGTTGTTAGCAATATGCTGTTAAAGGAATGTAAAAAGAGAAATATTCCTTGTTACATTGTTAATACATCTGAAGCATGGGTATCAAAAAATGATTTAGAAAAAGGTACTCTACTTGTATCTAACATTGATGGTGAAGATACTGAAATGGAATTTGAACTTTCAAAGACGATCTGTTTTACAAGAGCTGGTGTTCTTGAGGATGAAACTGGATTAGCACTTTTGTCAACATTCGAAAACTCTGGTGCGTTTATGATAAACACTAGAAATAGTATGCTTACTTGCGATAACAAAATGTCAGCATATATTTCTTTTGAGAGAGATAATATACCAACACCTAGAACTGCTTTGATTTCAAATGAAAAAGGATTACTTCATGCCCACGAAAAACTAGGTGGCAAGTATCCTGCAATTATGAAAACACTTACAGGTACACAAGGTATTGGTGTTTCAATTGTTGAATCTGAAAAGAGTATGATTTCTGTGGCACAATCATTATGGAAGTTTGGTGCTGCTTTATTACTTCAAGAGTTTTTAAAATTTGATTATGATATTCGTACAATCGTAATAGATGGTAGAGTATTAGCATCAACAAAAAGAATTAGTGCTAAGAAAGATTTTCGTTCTAACAGACATAGAGACGCAACTACTGAACCTTATAAACTATCAGCTGAAGAACACAAAGTAGTATTACAAGCTTCACGATCTGTTGGTGCTTATATGGTAGGAGTTGACCACGCAATTGTTGATAAACAAATATATGTTCTAGAGTGTAATGGTTCTCCTGGTATAGGTTCAGAGTTTGCTCTATATGATACCTCTGAAAGAGCTGATACATATGTTGGTAAAACAACTAAAGATAATGTAGTCAAAGAATTATTTGATTATCTTACTCAAGATGTTCATAGAAAATACTCATTTACTAGAGAAGCAGGATTTCAAGAAAGAATTGATATCGAAGGTTACGGAGCAGTTAGAGCAAAGTTCGATACTGGAAATGGCACCAAGGCTTCAATGTTTTGTGTTGATAAAATAGATGTATCAGATAAAATTGTCAAGTGGGAAAGAGATGGTAAGAAGTTTACAAGTAAACTACAAGGTGAATCTAGAGCAACTAGAATGGATACAGTAGATGAAAGACCCATTGTATTTGTAAATATCACTTTCAATAACAAGTTTTACAAAGATGTACCTATTGGGTTGACAACAAAAGATTCAAAAAGTACATTTCTTATCAATAGAGATTTAATGACTAGATTTAAAGTAAATGTTAATCCGAATAGAAAGTTTATTCTTTCTTCTTGGATTGAGAGAAGTGATAAGAATGATACAAGAGGGGTTAATATTAATCCATTCAAGAAATAGATTAGTTGCTTTACAAACTAGTTTAATTATGTTATAATAAGATATATGAAATTCTATACCAGCGTTCTACCACATCATGGCAAACTTCTAGTTCGTGGCGTCAAACACGATGGCAAACCTTGTCATTATAGACTCAACTACGAACCTTCCCTTTTCATTCCAGTTCAAAAAGAATCAAAATATAAAACACTTGATGGTCGTAATGTAGATAAAGTTTCATTTGAATCTATTTCTGAAACTAAGAAGTGGATACAAGAATATCAAGGTGTTACTAACTTCGAATATTTCGGTAATACAAGATATCAATATCCATATATTGCAGATACATTTCCAGATAAAATTGATTGGGATATAAAACAGATTAAAATTCTAACAATCGATATCGAGTGTGAGAGTGAGAATGGTTTTCCTGATCCTAGTGTTGCTGCTCAACCTTTAATTTCTATTACAGTAAGAGATAATATAACAAAAAAGATTTTAGTCTTTGGTATGGGCAACTTCGTGAATGATCGACCAGATGTGATCTGGCGTCAATGTTCAACTGAAAGAGATATGATTGAGAAGTTTGCTAAGTTCTGGACTGCTCATAGACCAGATGTGATT